GACACGAACCACATTTAACAGAAACAGATGTTCGTTGGTTAGAGGGGAACTGTGATTTTGTACATTTAACTGAGTCTATCGTTCATGCCAATACAGAGTAGCTTCCGGTGAAAACGAAATGCTTTCGTCAGTGTTTGACAATGCTGGGAAGATTAAGTCAAAAACATAGTAATTCCCCATGTTTCCTCTAGTGGCTGCACCATAAAACGACTCAGAATTCTCGGCTGCGTCCTCGTCCTCGTCATACACAAATGTCTTGTTCATTGGGAACCACATCTTGTAATTGCGAATAACACCGGTATCGTTGTGACTTTGAATAATACGGTGCTTGTCATAACACACCTTAATTCTTGATGGATCGGTCTTAGCGGTAAACACGCTATTCCAGTCGACATTCTGTCTGCCTTTGAACACGAAGTTCAATACATGGGTAAGGTAGGCTGTGCCGAGAGAACCAGCCTGCATGCCTGGGCCAAGGCCGCGCATGTTACCGGAAGATGTAAAAAGATACGGAATTGGGGTACCAGTCTGTCCGGGAATTGTGAACTCCAGAGCATTGCTGGTAAATTCGAAACAGATTCGTCTCCACTGCCAAGCACCCGAACCAGAGGTCTGGATGCTGACTCGTTCACGGAGACCGCGGTAATATACGGTGGATGCTGTTCGGGTAGCGGTGTCATCGACAGTGCCTTGGGGTCCGCCTTGGATGGTCTGACGTGGTCGACCTGTAGGCATCCACAACATGGTCTGAAGACCGTCGGGTGCGTTGAACGACACGGGTCCTGGTGTGACTGGTCCGGCTGGATCCAAAGGATCATACGTGGCACATTGCATGTTATCTTGCTTTTTCCTGGACGACACATTCAGGATTCGCTTGCGGAATGGCATCCTTCTTTTCCGATAGGTTCGCTTCTTGACGGCGAAGCGTCGGCGGCGGCGGGGGTATGTTTTTGCTGTCGCATATCTTCTTGTCGCAGGGCGAACATACGATCGACGTTTGAGATACATCTCGGCAAACGGAACAAAACCAATCAAGTGTGGTGGGGGCCTGTGCGTTGCATATCATACAGTGAGGCATTTTTGGACGAATGGCAAAAATCGCGCACTTTTGGGAGGGGGTCAGGGCCTATTTATACGTACGGGGTGTCCCCGTCCCTGGGTGTATAACATTATTTGCACCCAGGAACTTTTTGGACATGCCAACATTTGACTTCCATTCCAGATATGGCCTTTTCACGTACAGTCAGTGCGATGGGCTTGACCCACACGATATTGTCGAACACTTCTCCACACTTGGAGCTGAGTGCATCATTGGGAGAGAGTATCACGCTGATGGAGGTCTGCACTTCCATGCTTTCGTTGACTTTGGACGCAAGCGCCGATTCAGACGACATGTTTTCGCGGATGTGGGACTGTTCCATCCAAACATTGCACCATCTAGAGGAACTCCAGCAGCTGCGTACGACTATGCGATCAAGGATGGAGACGTTGTCGCAGGTGGCGCAGAGAGACCTGACAACGGAACAACAGGCCGAACTCAGTCTGGCGCATCTAGCGACACGATGGCTCAACTCGTGTCACTCGAGAACGAACAGGAATTTTGGGAGTCTGTCAAACAAATGGCTCCGGGCTTACTCCTCCGGAACTTTCCATCCCTCCAGTCGTATGCTAAGTGGAGATTCGCTGCGACCATACAACAATACAGTCATCCACGAGGACTTCTGTTCAAAGATGAGGGAATATCTGAGCTGGTTGAGTGGAGAAACACGAACTTGTCGAACTCTGAGTTCAGCGGAAGGTCAGTCTTAAACCGTGTAAGCATTGCGCTATCCTTCGGGGGGTCCTCCTGGCCCTTCGGGAGGAGGTGCTACCTCACCTGACCTGACCCCCCTCAGTCTGCGAAGAGAAAGCATCTTGGGCTAGGGGTTCGTGGGCTAACGTCTCGCAGAAGGAGGTCACTTGTCCTTTACGGAGATACTCGGCTTGGCAAGACAGTCTGGGCTAGATCTCTAGGTAACCACATGTACTTCTGTGGATTATACTCTGGGAGTGAGGCTATGCGATATGCAGAAGTCGACTATGCAGTTTTCGACGACATGCAGCTAAAGTATGTGCCTCAATTCAAGAATTGGTTAGGCTGTCAGGCAAATTTTCAAGTCAAGGTCTTGTACAAAGACCCGGTATTAATTGCTTGGGGTAAACCAGTCATATGGCTTAGCAACGACGATCCACGACACGAACCACATTTAACAGAAACAGATGTTCGTTGGTTAGAGGGGAACTGTGATTTTGTACATTTAACTGAGTCTATCGTTCATGCCAATACAGAGTAGCTTCCGGTGAAAACGAAATG